CATCACCTTAACCAGCAGTTGCCAGTAAGTTTATTCAGTCACTCCCTATGTTGCGTCCAACATTGTTATTATAATACATTATTATTTATATGTCAACCTACATAAATAAAAGAAAAGTGTATTGATGAAATGGCTGATAGAATTCCACTGATTGTAAATCCGAGTGCAGATCAGATTCAAGAATTACCGAATGGTGATAGTTTAAATGGTATTGCAAATATAACAGCAACAGGAACAGTACAGGCAGAGCAACTTACATCTACAGATGATGCAAACATCGCTGACGATCTAACAGTTGGTGGTGAAATTACTGCTGGTGAAATTAATATTTCAGCACAACCTAGTTGTTTATTAACAGTTCCTGTAAATTATACTGCTGAAAACACTGAAGATCCATCTAACCATGTAGGTGGACAAAATTTTAAACCAATTGCATTTACTAATGAAACTACAAGAGTTGGTTGTACTACTTCATTAACTACAGGTAATGCACAGGGAGGAACTTCTGGAATTACATCAATAACTGTGCCTAGTGCAGGAACTTATCTAGTTAGTGCAATGATAGGAGGTGCTAAAACAGCTGGTAGTGGTACTGATCAAATAAGATTTGGTCTTTCTAAAAGTGGTGATCAACAATTTCCAAACGAATTATCACATCCAACATTTATTTTTGGCGATAATACTCAAGCAGAATTTAACTGTACTTTTACATTACCATTAACCCTCAGTGCAAATGATATATTATCAGTACATCTTGCTCATATTGGTGCTAGTAAAGCAAATATTCAAGAAGGTTATTTTTCTGTCACTAAACTACATTAATTAAGTTTCTATACTAGATTCAATATCCTGTATAGTACTGTCTAATTTTTTAAAGAAGGCTTCCATACAATCTATTTCATCGTCCACACCAAACATTTTAGCAGCATCCATTAATCTTTTCTTCATTCGTATTGCTTCCTTATCATCAGATAAAGATATACGAAAGAAAAATAGTTTCTGCTTTTCTAAAAATTCTTTTAAAATTGCTAGGTGTTCTCTCTTTTGTTTATCATCCATTATGGGAAGATAAGGACTTTCCACCACAAGTATTTGTTGCAATCTTGTTAGTTCCATAATAGTATGTTGAACTTGATCAGATTCAAAAAAATCGCTCATTGATGGTACCTCTCCTTTACACGTTGAGTTAAATAATTTTTATACTTAGATATGCCAATATTTAGAAATGGAGAATACTTCTTAATTTTTAAACTGACGGTTTCCCACACAGGATCAAGAAGTTTTTTATCATAATTTTTGACATATGAGAATATTATATCATATATTACCAATTCTTCAATACTAAGTTTACCACCCAAGTATTCTCTCAATATAGGTGGATGTCCTTTCTTACAATCAAAAAACTCATCGTAGTCATAACTATCCATCATTTCTTCAGAGTTACTTTTAAAAGTTTCAAAAAGATTTTCTTTATGTTCTACCCATTGATTATATACTTTCTCTCCACCATCAATGATAGGCCCAATCCATACATCATTAGAGTCTGATGCCTGACTAAAATTTGCAAGAAAGAATTGTTTAATCTCATCGTCACTCTTCTTACGTGACATTCTCTCAAAGAAGTAACGATCCTTTCTCTTATTAAATGCACCTTCCGATGCTCGTGATCTACCACCATACTTGAAGTAATCATACTTCTCTTTGGTGAAATGATTCTTAAATGCTAAGTAACTTTTATATACCTCAAGAGGTTTCATATAGGTAACTTAGCACGAGATGTTCTCTTCATAAAGTTGAGTTGCTGTGCATCATACTTTAATTTTTCTTTTAATGGTTTTGACATTAATTTAGAGACTGATTCAATCTCTATTTTATTTTCTTCACAGTATGTCAAAATAGCATCGATGTGATTAAAATTATTAGATTTAACTATTTTTTCAATTTCTTCTGCAAACTTAGTTGGGCAAAGAAATTTCTCCTTCATTAAATCATCAACGTTAGTCTCCTTCATAATTTCCTGTTTTATAGTTGACAAACTTTCCAATGTATTTGGTAAGAAGTTTAATATAGTAGTCCTTGTTCCGTTTTTCATAGATGACACATTCTCCATTTTCAGTTACCATAATTGTAATCAATTTTTTGACTGGGATACCAGTCATTTCAAAATACATGCAAGCATATGCAGTTTCCTGCACAAAATAATTTTCAATCCATTTCTCAGGTTTGATTTTAGTTGAAGTCTTGAAGTCAATAACTGCAAGTTCTCCATCAAATTCTGCTATACAATCTACTCGACCCGCAAGACCAAGGTAATCGCTATATAGTGACTTCTCTAAAGCGTGTATGTTATCTATGCGGTCAAGATTTTCTTTAGATGAAAGAAAAAGAAACTTTGTGGATGGAAGCATATCGAGGCCATCGATTGTTCCATTCCTGATATAGTATTCTACTACATCATGATACTTAGTACCTCTAAAAGTTGACTCTTTAGTAATCCTATTTGCTTCCTCTTCTCCAACCTTCTTTCTCCATTTAATGAAGACATCACGATTGTAGAAACTAGTCACAGAAGTAATTGATGGATACAATTTACCAGATGGAACCTTATAGAATCTGGTTCCATCTATAGTTTGTGCTTGTAAATCAACTTCTTCTTTTAAATGATCAACGAAAGTAAACATTACATACCAAGGGCAATTTTAGTTAAGAGATAATTACGGACAAGTCCAGATCGAACGATATCATCAATATCAAATTCGATGGATTCAAAATCATCAGCCATTGATAGGATAATTTTTTTGAAATCTAGAATTCCATTTCTCTCATTGGTCTTTACAAGATCAGTTTGTGCAGCATCACCACAGAAAATGATCTTTGTGTTTTCACCAACTCTTGTTATTATACTATCTAATTCATGAAAATTCAAGTTTTGCATTTCATCAACAAGAATGATAGCATTATCCATTGTGGTACCTCGAATGAATGAGGTAGACCAGAACCCAATAGTTTCCTGACCTTTTAATGCACCGTAGAGCATTTCAAACTCAGTATCATCAGACATTTCAAACATGTACTTAACCATGTTCTTATATGGTATCTGATATAAGAATGATTTGTCCTCATGATCTCCTGGTAAAAAACCAATCTCTCTAGTAGAAACTAAAGAACGAACAATATACACCTTTTCATAAGGTGTCATTTGATTTAAGACATCCCTTAAGGCAAGGTACAATGCTATAAAAGTTTTACCTGTACCAGCAGCACCATAAGAAAAGATATTCTTTCCTTTCTTATATGATTCAAAAAACTTTTCCTGATTTTTTGTTAATGGTTTAATGTCAACCATTATATCAGTGTTAATTGGTTTCTTCCTCTTTAATTGTTTGGTGCTCATGCTACCAATTCCAGAGGAATTGTTACTTCCGTTTCTTTTTTTAGCTGGCATAATTAAAAACTATAGTCACGATTCTTACGAACATTAGCACCTGGTTGTTTTGATGCCCTATCTAATATCTCATTCCATCCACTAGATCTTGCTTCTCCTGTCCATCTAAACATCTCTTGAGCACTAGCACATCCTTCAGACCAATCTCTATCCCACTCTGGATTATCTTTTCTCCATTGCTCGTAGTCTTTCATAGTCATGGAGAGTTCTTTCTTCTCCTTTGTCTCTTTATGTATTACTGGGTATGTTGGCATAATTGTTAATCATTGTAAAGTTATTTAGTCCCATTCAAGGGCTTCTGATACTGTAGGAAATTGTTCGGTAAACACCTTACGACATGCTTCTGCAATTTCCATGTGTTCTTTCTGTGTTCCATGTGCAGATCTTAAATCAATATAATGAATCCAAGAACGACAAGAACCTGTCATGTAAATCTTTGTAGGAGTACAAAGTGGTAATACCATTCTAGCACATTCTTTTGCAACACCATCTTCTAGCATCTGATTATAAAGTGCTAGAGAAGAACTGAATAGAGTATTCATTTGTCTATTCAATGTGTCTACCAGTTTAGGATCTAAATCATCAGTAGAATTCTGACGATTCTTTTTATCCTGTTTACGTAATTCTGGTAATTCAATAGTTCCTAAAAGATTACTATCAGCATATCTCTGTGAAAATTCTTGAAATGTAAAACTACGATGCCTTAGAATTTGTGCTGCGATTGCACGAGTCGTTTCAATCTCAAGTGTCATCGAGGATTGCTCAAACACAGACCAGTGATTATGCTTAATACAATATCTCAACAAACCTGCGTAGTTTGGATTGTCTTGATTATTTGGATTAGAAACTCTGGCAATATGTGCCATCGTTTTCTCTGCATCAGGTGTGATGCTTATTAGATTGACGGTCATTCGTCATCCTCAAAAACTTCATCATAACTTGTCACTGCTCCTACATGATTTGGTTGTTTATATGCATCAACATCTGAATAAATTTCAGATTCTAATTCATCAACAACCTCTTTCAAAGCCATGACTAAAACTTTTAATTTTCCTTTATTCATAGGAATTTTTTCATTTTATTTATTATAGCACAAAAAAAGAAGGGTATCAACCCTTCTTATACAGAAACTGGATTTCAGCATTTATGATTGTGAGAAAGATAGCAGATGCTACCAAAATCTCAATAGTTTCAATCATTTAACACTTGTAAGTTCTTTTTCTTGTCTTACACCACGGTAAGTTAGATCGACCTTATTAGTCTGCTGAGTTTTGTTTCTATCGGTGTCATACACAACACCACGATAAGTGACTTTTGCCATTGGTTTTCTCCAAAGTAGTAGGGATTGTAGCCCCGTTCCTTCAGTCAACTTGTGCGTCCTTAGATTTAAAACACATAGGATTAGTATGTGCTACCACAACCCTTGTTATTTCTAATTGCTCAGATTTATCAGGATTATTTCTTGCAATGTCTATTAGTTCAGCAGCAGCATCACAATCAAGTGGTGCTCCAATCGCTATTAGACTAAGAAGAATTTGATACATAAGGATGAACGATTCCGTTCCGAGTCGGCTTACTTGCGTCCTATGATATAAGTATCACAATCGTCTGACACTTTAGTTCTCAAGTAATCTATAAGATACTCGTGAGCATCAGAGTTAAGATTCTTATCGCTAAGTATCTCAATTCTGTTTTGATTCCATTCCGAACAAGACATTTCCCAGTGGGAAGCATTGTGTTCAGTAAGGAGTGATGCCAGTAGTGTGATTTCTATCATTCGGATGAACGATGTGTTTATATTAACACATTTCAATTATTTAGTCAAGCACAATGGTATCATAGGATACATTTTTATATTATTTTAAGGGTCTACCGTTTTTGTCTACTAAACCAAGTTTTTTTATATGTGATAAATTAGATTTTTCTTTTTTCTTAATTTTCTTATACTCTTTCATTATTTTATCTACTTCTGAAACAGGTACTTTAACCTTTAATTCCTTTTCATCTTCTTTACCTACAAAACCAAGACCAGACTTTTCAGCCACTTGTTGTTCATCAACATAATCATTTATTCCACTTTGAATTTCATTCCGAATAATTTGATTAATCTGATCTCTCAATAAATCATCTTTATTCATACCTTTTTCTTCCTTTTTTTAGGTGGTGATGATTTATTAGATGTATTATCATATGTTCTAGGACTTACTATACCTTTAGTCCAACTAATTTTTTGAACATTTTTATAAGTGTCATAGTAATGATCAAACAATTCTAATTGTGAATTTGCTCTTGTAATATCATGTTTGAGTTCATCTTCAATTTTATATGATACCAAAAAAGAATCAGAAGGTAATTTTTTATCTTCTGCCTTACCTAGTTCACATTTTTCATGTAATACAACTACTGTCATGAACGACCACCCCATTGAATATCAGGATAAGCTTGTATAACACTCTTCTTAGGAATATCATATTTTGATTCTAGATCCTTATCTTTTATAAGACATAATATCTCTGCATCTAATGGATGAAGACCTTGAAGAATCTGAATAAACATGGTCTCTCTACGAAGACTACTCAAGGTATCATTACCACCCTTAATGAAATTAAATAACTTAGTCCACTCTCTACGAAGAGTAGTATGTCCTTTGTTAACATTAGTAGTTTCATTATATCTCATAGTATCAGATTGCTGATTAATCTTAGTAGATAATGTACCACTAGTATTCTGCTCCTCTTCTAAGCTAGAATAAGGAACTTCACCTGGTGGAAGTAAACTTATCACACTATCATCATAATTCCAAATAAACAATGCTTTCAGTGAATCATGTTCAAACTTTTGCAATGCTTTTATCTTTCCTGCATTAGTTTCCTGTTTTGATACTACATCAAATACTTCAAATGTAAATGGATTTACTGGAAGATCTGGAATTGCAGTTACAGTTTTAGTTGCAGTTACTTTTGGTTTTGGAGTAGTACTGACTTTTTTCTTAGTTGTACTTCTTGTACGTACAACTGGTTTAGTCGTCGTCCTCGTCGTTTTCTTCGCTGGTGTCATGTTGTTCGAATCTCACTGCTAAAATTTCATCAGGAATTAAATTCCCATTTTGATCATACATCTCTGGATGAGTGTATACTATTTGCGGTGTTGTATCATAAGAATGTTGTCTTGCCATCCATCCTATCATACCTCCTACCAATAATGCAAGTAATGATACTACACTAGTAAGAGTTAAGGTTACTATGGTCATTTCCATGATGCTCCTCCACGGGTTTTCTTTTTGGTAATACGTAAAGAAAACTCAAAAGTAAACTGAATTTCTCTTTTTAAAAAAGATAGTATTCTTTCAAACCTAATACCTAGAGGTTTGACCTTTTGAGTTTTTGGTCTTCCTCCTGCGAGTATTAATTCTACTCCTTTATTTATTGGAAGTTTAGATGAGTTTGTTTTCTCGTAAGTATCTAACTGATTCATTACAACCTCCCAATTTTTTTCCGTTTAATAAAATTTGAGGGAAAGTTGTTCCGTTTCCAAATTCCCCATAGAATGAAGCACGATCAAAATGTTGATCTAAAGTATACACAGTATACTTTGCTTCCATTAATTCTAGCACTTCTACAATTTTAGTGCAATAAGGACATCCTACCTTAGAATATACTGTAAAATTCTGAGGTTCTGTTGGCTTTTTATCCAGAACTAATTCTTCTGGTTCTAAATTTCCGTGCATAATTGACCTGTAACGATTTATTTATTTGCTATTGCATTAGCATAATCTTTATCAAATATTTCAATACCAACATCAGTTAATATGTGTCCATACATCTTGGAAAAAATTGCTGGTGGCATTGTTACTATGTCTGCACCCTGTGCGAATGAGTGCTCAACATCTCCAACAGATCTTATAGATGCTGACAATATTTCGGTCTCAGCGTAAGGATTAAAAGTATGCCAAGATGCACTTAAAACCTCTCTTATTCTTTTAATCAAATTACATCCACCAA